AATATAATCTTTATCTTCTACCAATGACCCTACTGTTCTTAAATGTTTTTTAAACTGGTACCTATCATTAGTAGCTTGCTGTTCTCTAAGCATTACTATTGGGAATTTATTACCTGTTTTTGACAAGAACATTTCTGAAGGCTTAAGCGGCCTAGACATAATATACTCATCATAGGCCGAAGTATTATTAGCTTGTTTTTTCTCTTCTCTTCGCTCCATTTCATACTTCAAAGCGGTTTCTACATCTGTATTTCCGTTATCATCTTTGTAAGCTAAGTTTGTATAAATTGCTGGTAGGAAAAAACCTATTACTCCCCTGCCTTCGTAAATATCTTTAAACCCTAAAAAGTCATAAGCTTCAGGGTCTCTAAATATAATCTCAGATTCAATAACTTTTTCCATGTCTCCACCTGTTCCAAGATAGAAAGAAGACCCAAACTTACCTGCTCCCATATCCTGAGTAGATTCGTTGGCACCATGCACTGTAAGGATTTTATCTTCCAATCCCACCTCTTCTACTACTAATACATTGTAACGGCCCCCAACGGCCGCTTGTTTATTGTCCTTATACGTTTCATGAATAAGTAAAGACCCTGTACCTTCTTTCACTGTAGAATTACCTATTTTCTTCTCGTACTCAAATCTATAAGGATTCTTAGAATTACCTACTTTAAGCGTACCAGAAAAAGCCCTACTAAAAGGAGAAGGAAAGTATTCTCTGTCAAAATATTCTCCAGGCAAGTTTTTTAAAGAGTTGGAGAATTTATCTAATAGTTGAGAAGATTTTCCAGAACTAGCAGATCCACAAAAAATCTCCACTTTATTATTTCCTGAAAGATAATCTTCTACCGTTTTAGCCCCATCAGATAACCATTCATGTTCCATTAATGCTGAGGCCATAAAGGATTTTCCTCCCGATCGAGATCCTAATAAAAATAAATTCAAAGCATTATTATCATAAATAGGATTGCCCAAATTCTTATCATGAGTCTTATTTAAGTATTCTAAAGGATCTATGTATGTTTTTAATGAACCGTCAGTCTTATAACAATAATCAGATAGGTTATTTAAAAATTTTAGAGGAATGTCAGGGCCAGAAGGATTATTTAATTTATCCTCTTTTAGTTTAACTGTCCAATTACAAGTGTATTCTTCATCTTCCTCAAATCCACTAAAACCTCTACAAATAAACCAACAATTTAATATTGTCCAGTTTATATCCAATAAACTAGGTCTTGATTTAATACGCTGTTTACCATCTTGAATAGTAATAGTGTGATAGTTGGTAAAATAATTCAACTGAGGATTCATATATCTCCAACGTAACCCTTCAGGAGTATTTTCTTGCCGCCACACTCCTAATATAAACTCTTCTAATTCTTTAGTCCAATACTCATCGTAAGCTGTACTATGAGGGTGTAAAGACGGGTGGTTTTTTATAAAAGAGGTGTTATCATATATTTTTGGAAATATATATTCAGTATTAATTATCATTTATGTATAGGAGCTCTAGGTACAATATCATTTTTTTTAATTATAATTTTTTTGGTGAGCATTTTTATAAGCTCTTCCCTAATATTGACTTGTTGAACTTCATATTTGTCAATGTTTTGTGAAATTTTTTCAAACAAATCCACTAAGTTTAAATCAGGATCTTTGTTTCCATCTATTTCAATGTAGTTGTGTTTCAAGTCAATCATTATCATCATAATTTCCTAATCTATTTGTTCATTTACATGTTCTAACGCTTCAGATTGTTCTGTAGCATTTTGTTTAATTCTTTCTAAAGAATCTTGCATTTCTTTAAATCTTTCTTTGGTATAGGTTCCAAGAAGTCTTGATAACCAAAAGTAACTTCCATGTTTTAACTCTAAAGGATTTGATTTAGCTTTAGGTTGATTGTATTGATTTGGTTTGTTTACTGGGTACATAATTTATTGTTTTGTGTGTGAATAATTAATTTGTTTTTTTTGATTTACTTACTAGTTTTTCAGTGAAAGATTCTTCTCTTCCTCCTCTAGCTCTAGTTTCTATATTTTCTTCTTGGTATTCTTTATAAATTTTTCCAAAAGACTCCCAAATAAGTTTAGAATCTTTCATCATCTTATCTAGGGCTTCAAAGGTATCTAAACTATAAGAAACCGTTTCTAAGAACTTATTTCTTTCCTCTATCTTATCTTGCCATACCTTCAACTCTCTTTGAATCTTTGTCATCACTACTTTAGGGTAGGCATCTATCAAATCTTGATGGTATTCAAAGCTAAACGTATCATCTTTCAAGAAATATTTCTTAATATCCTCTTCTCTCTCATCTTTTCTAAGTCTAATCTTAGGAGACTTTATATCACAAAATAAAAATATAGCCCACATAACTTCAGAAGAAAAATCTTTGTTTTCAGTAGCATTATAATAATCATCAAAAGGCTCTGTGAATTTAAATTCTGGATTTACTTCCCAAAAAGAATATCTATTCTTTTCGTAATCAAAATTCTGCATCAAATAATAATCCATCTTCTGTATTTTTATTATTAAATAAATAAAGGTTTTTTGTGCATACTCGTTCACCTGTTTCTCTGTCTGTGAATTCTTTTATTATGATTTCTTCAGTTTCATAATAATTTCTTTTAATTTCATCCCCTTCCCTTATCTTTCTAATAGCCACTAAAGAGTGTCCTTCAACCCTAACATTAGGATCGAAAGAATGTTTTATGTATTTTACAATAGGATCTAATACATGGTAGTTATTATCTAATTGTATTGTGTGTTGAGTAGGTATTTTTGATTCTTCACAGCATATAAATAATACTGTTTGACCAGGGAAGAATTCCTTATTAGAAATAACTTCTTTAAATTTTTTATTTTTTATTATGTTAAAATGATTACTCATGTATTATTCTTGTTTTAAATATTTCTAATAAATCATTATAGTATAAAACTACATCTTCTCCTTTTAGTAATTTTTTCATTTGTTTGTCTGGAAGAGGTAAATTTCTTAGTAACTCAGAAAACCCTTTCTGTTCTAATTTATTTTTAAAATCTACTTTATCATAAATATGGTTCTTATTCATATCTAAAATAGCGTCTATTCTAGGAAAATGAATTAAACTTCTTATAGATTTATCCAATAGACAAATAGGTACAGAAGTATTTAAGAGTAGAAAAAACCCTGAACTTGAACAATCTTCTATAGGGTAGAGTATAATGTCTCCATATTCTTCTATGGCTTTACTTATAGGGTAAACATAGCTTACATATCCCCCAGGACTATTTATAAAAAAATTAACAGGAAGATCACTTGAATTTAAAAAAGAAAGAGCATCGTTTATAGCTGATAACTCAAACGGTCCTTCAAAAATATAATTTAATCTTTTTGCTTCCAAAAACATTTCTGTATTTTCCTCCATACTTATTAAATTATATTTTTAGCTATCCTTAAAGAAATAGCTGTAGCATTTCCAAAAACATAAATGAATTTATCTGAAGGAGTACCTAGTTTAATAGTAAAACTTAATTCTTTGCTTTCTCCTGGCTCTATTATTGTTCCTGTATTTACACCTAATGGTGTTGTGCATCCACAGCTTTTTGATACATCTTGACATATAAAAGTTTCTTCCCCTATATTTTTTACCATAACTGATCCTGAAACTGTTTCATCTCTTTTACCTTCTACAACTATAACTTCTGGTTCAAATACCACTGTAGTAAGCTTTAAGTTTGGGTTTATAATTTCTGACATATGATTATAATTTTATATTATTTTTTATTTTAAAAGCTTCCCAATCTTCTTTATTCATCATATCAGGAAAGCAAGGATTTTCTTTTCTTTTACATCCATCGGTGCCATAATATAAATCAGGTGTTTCGCACCCACATTCTAGGCAACTTCCATTTAAGGAACAAGCTTGCGCCACTTCATGTCTCCATAGCACTTGTTCTTTTTCACATTCAGATAAAAAACCTGCCTCTCTAACTTGAGCAGAGAGGAAGTTTTTTACATTTTTAAAATTAATTTTTGCAGGATTAGCTGCGTTAGGATTTGAAAACATTCTATTTTAATTTATTTCTAAAATATTCCAGTTTTCCATAAATTCTGAGGTGCCCTTGGTTTTTGAATCTTCTTCTTCATCTTCATCTTCTTCTTCCATTTCAAGAGGGTTTTTTTCAAAAAACTTTTTCATGCTTTTTGATTTTCTGTCTTCGTTAAAATTCCAAATATCTACTGTAAGTAAATATCCGTTTGAAATTTTTTCAATTGTTTTTGTAATGTCCTCAGTGTCAGTTCTTTTAGATAGGATAACTTTTTCGCTATCTTCTCCTGTCTCTTTACTGATTGTCATTTTGCTTTTTTTGTTTTCCATTTTTTTATAGTTATAGGTTAATAATAAAGTCTACAAATCTTTCCCACAAAGATAATTTAGGTGCTTTCTTTTCAAGAATACCTGCAGTAGGGAAAGTACATTGAGGAGTTTCATAAACAATTGGAGTTTCATTTACAATGTTATCCTCAATTTGATTTCTCTCTAAGAAAGCTTTTTCTTCTTTTTTAGATACTCCTGGACTATTTGTTTTTTTATTTCTAGGAGTGGAAGGTTTTTGTTTGGGTGTAGAAACCTTATTTTGTTTATTATTTTTTTCTTTCATGATAAATTTTAGTTTAAAATGTGTTTTACGGTGATTAAATCTTCAGGGATTAAAAATGTTAATTCTAAAGGCTTATCTGTTTCTTCTAACTTGTGGCAATAAAATGCAAAAGGCATCAATCCTTGTAAATAACTTCCAAATACAGGACGAGCTTCTCCATTAGGATCTCCTCCTACAGGCGGTTTATAACTTACAATTGGTTTATCCACCATGTTATCTCCTAAAGATACAATATCTCCTGGAACATATTTGTTACTACCATCTGCCATTAATACTTTAAAAGCATTTTTAATTTCAGTGGTTTTGTGTTGTTCCATACCTACAAGCTGGGAAGCTAATTCACTTCTCTTAGCAAAGCATTGAACTAAAATGTGATTTTCTCTTTCAATTTTAAAGTTAAAATCGGGGATTGGTTGATTTTTAAATTCTTTAATGGTCATAATTAATTTTTTTTGTGTGTTAAAATTATATTTTGCAAATATACGAAAATAATTTTTATTTTTATTTTTTATTTTTCAATATTCGTAAAGTATTTATCATTTTTTTTGTTTTTTCTACTTCTCGTAGTTTAAAAAATATTTTAAGTCTTTTTTTTATTTTTAAGACACTAGGGGAAAATTTTCCAAACTTGGGAAAATAAATCTCTCTTGCTGGAGAAGCACTCATTTCTTTTGAGACAGTTTTAACATAATCTTGATAGATTTTTTGTACTTCTTCCGCAGAAATATTTCCTAGGTTATGAGCAACTTCTTCAAAAATATTCATTATGAGTTTAAAATAATTACTGCTATTAATGATACCAGAAAAACAATGTACAATATATTAAATATATGTGAAAATATATTGCCATTAGTTTCCATATATGGAAACTTTTCAAAATCTCTAAAAGAATTAAAATGTAACATTACCATAGAAAATAGTAATACACCTATGAAAAAAAGGTTTAATAAAGTTTCCATTATACTAATAATATTTTTAAGTTATCGTCTAAGCTAATTGCTATGGTTAAATTTTTATATTTTACAAGTTCTTCATAATACTCCATGCCTAATTCTCTTTTTAATTCTTCATAAGCATTTTTATTCATAATTAATAATTTTCGGTAAGGAGAGTTTAAAATTTTTATTATCTCTACTATACTCTTATTCATAAACGTAATTTATATTAATGTTAAATGTCTTTTCTTTGTACATTTTTTCAAGCCATTCTGGTATCTCATAATCCAATACTCTTGGCTTAGAAAACTTATCTACAGGATTTGACACTACTTTCTTTAATATCTTAAAAGGAACAATCCTATCGTTTATATAGGCCCCAATATAAGAAGAAAAAACTTGCATATGTTTTGCAATTACTACATGCATTTGGTTCATGTTTTTAAACTGGTCTACATTACTTGGATGTAATTTAGGATGATCAATTTTATAATACAATACCCAATATAAAACTTCAAGTGTTTTGTCAGATAGCAATAATCCTTTTGTGGCCAACAAAACTCTGGCCCTATCCATAAAGCATTCTTTTTTGCTTTTTTGTATTGTTTGTTTATATAATCCCATTGATTGTATGTTTAGTGTATAACGTTTATAAATAAAAAAAAGTTCCTAAAAGAATTTATAGGAAACAATATGTTCTCTAGTTTCTTCTAAAAACTTTAGTGAAGGCCCATAAGATAAATATGTAGGAGCCATGTTTTCCCAAAATTCTATAGTGTTGTCAATATCACTTAAAGCACATTGCTTTGTATAATGCCTAATAAAATTCCTACTAACCCCAGAAGATAAAGTTTTAAAATATTTATTAACTATGTGTTCTGCATATTTTTCTGGGCTATTATATTCTATATTTATATTCATGTCTTTAAGTTTTTATACCATTACTAGATTTTCTTCTTCTATTAGTTCTTTGATTACATCTCCATCAAAACCACTGCATTCCTTTGCCAAAGCTATGAAGGCTTCCAAATCATCTTTATGAATTGCGAATCTACTTAATTTATAAGTTTCATACGGAGCACATGTTTCATCCAAAGTAATTTCACCTAACATTACTCCTTGAATATTATTTTGGTTTGGGTGAATAGTTATCCAAACACAAGTGTACTCCATATCTTTGGTAATCCATTTTTTCTTTGGGATCTCTTTCGGTCTGTTTGCATCATTGATGCATATTAATCTACACATATTTTTATTTATTTTGCAAAAATACAACTATTTTTTTAAATACAAATTATTTTTTTTAAAAATCTTTTGCTAAGGCAGCATAATGTGTCTTATCAAATAATCCTTGTACATCTTTTTTAATAATCTTGCCATTAAAAGACAAATATGGGTTGAATACCCAGTAGTTATGGTGATTTTCAAACCGATCATACACCTGAAACTTCCCAATAACACCTAATTTAAATAATTTTTCTATTATAGTGAGAATTTTTCTCCTGTCTACATTAAAAAAATCTGCTAATTCCTTCATAGTACTCTCTGGCCTTAATGGTTCCAAACTATTTGTATAGGCATGGGCCATCATAGACATCTTATAAGCCACTTTAAACTCAACATCTGTAGTTTGAGTTTCTAATAGTAGCCATGCTTTTGTAAAAAACCTAGAATAACTCTCTGCACTAATAAAAAAATTCATTGTAGGGTCTTTAGGTTTTTTAACTTCCTTTTCTTTACCCTCAATCTCTTTTACCTCTCCCGTCTCTAAATTAATTTTAGCTGCCTTTTCGTTATGTTTTAATTTTATTACTTTCTCGTACATATTATTTTACTTTATCCCCACATATAACATATTATTTTACCAAATTGTTTCCTTCTTTTTTTATTTAAAAGTCTTTTTATCCTCTTTTTTAAAGATCTGTTTTTTGTTTTTCTTTTTACAGCTCTACATTGTTCACATCTGCACACATGTATCTTACATGGTGATAAAAAACTATCATAAAGATATGAAGTGGTTTCTAAACAATTTTTACAATATAGCTCTTCTGTAAGCCCCTCTGAAATGATTACCCTACAAGAATTACAAAGAGTGGCCCCCACTCCTCCGTTAAGCTTGTGTATTGGTTTCATATTCTAGACATTAAAAGTAAATTAATTAAATACTCCGCATCCAGCCCTGTTTTTCTGCTTTTTTCTACAATAGAAATAACATCTTCTTTGCTAAAGATATTGTCTTGCTCAGAATTAAACTGATGATACCAATATTCTTTGGCAGCATCTGATTTAGCACCATTTATAAAGTCAACTTTATTAACTTCATAAGGCACACAAACATCATAATCTAAGCCTGTTATTTCTTCCCAATTTTCTGAATATCTTTCAGCTGCTTCTAATAATTCTTTATTTTCCATACTATCTTATTTGTTTTTTGATTCAATATATTTTTTTGCCACTATCTCAAATACCTCTAATAATTCTGGGTAATCTCTAACATCTTTCAAAATATTTTTTAACTGATTTTTTATTTCAAGATCAGTTTTTGATAAATCTTCCCTAAATTCTCCATTCTCTTCCTGAACACTATACAACTTTGTAAAATGATTTTTATAATATCCTCCATTCTGTTGCCCATTAGCTTTATCATCTAACCATTTCACCTCTACAAACCTGTGTCCTTCGTAACAGTCATTAGTTACTAATACAGTAGCATTCTTTTCTGCGAAATATTCTACTCTCAAATTGCTTTGTGAAGGATTAAACACTAAAACATCTCCCTTACTATACGTTTTGTTACTATGCATATATTTTATTTATTTTAAAATACAAAGATACAAACTTTTGTACAAATAGCAAGATTTATTT